AGTTTCGCATAGAGATAACCACGGTGGTAAAAGAATGTGTAAGTGTTTAACAACTTAAAATAATTATCTTTATTATTCCAATACGATTTATTTTATTAGTTAAATACCTGATTTATAAATAGTTATATATTTCTTCGTTTTTGATGAGTAACAAAATAGCAACAATGAAGTGTTAATCTTTGCAAAGTAACCAACTTACCCACAACAAAGATAAGAATTAAATCTTATTCACAATTAATTTTCAAAAAGACTTTAACTTAGATTAACATTGTGTCATTTCGTATATCTAATGTATATCTATTTCCCTAAAAAATCAATTTCGTTTACATTCAACACTTTTTAGCATTTGGTGGTTTCAGAAAAAACTTCTATCTTTGCATCGTCAATGTTACGGTTGACAGACCAAAGTAGTCCTCCTTTCAAGGCGTAAGCCTACAAGATATGAACCTCTGAGTCGTTGTCCGTAACCAACACTCGGGGGTTCTTTTTTTATTCCCCTGAGTTTGAGACAAGACAAGATGGAAGACTATGGGCTAGAAACCTTCCGATTCATCGAGTCTATAAATTGCAAGGAAGACCGCATGGCAAATCGTAGAAACTAATAGCAGAAGACGAGCGGAGGGGAATCTACTCCTTATGCTGCTTAGGTTAACTGATGTAGAATTATCAAGTGACCAGATGATGGGGGTTGACGGAACTCATCCATGACATCTTAGGTTTTCTGATGCGTTCACATACGTGTGCGTTAAGGGGAACCTAGAATCCAAAGGAATCAAAAATCTATCCATTTAAATTTTAAATAATTATATTTGGATGATTAAGTAATTAGTAGGCAAATGTCGAACTAAAAATTATATAATATGGCAGTTGTAAATGTAGATTTATCTGAGTATGATGCTATACGTAAGCGCAATTCAGAATTAGAAGAGAAAGTAAAGGAACTCAAAAAGTTGAATGAGTCCTTGAAAAGCGGTTCAAAGGTTATTTTACGTAAGGAGACGGTTGTTGTTGAACGATTCTTCCGTAAAAGAAGTATCTATGATGATATGTTTTATCATCAGCCAACAGAGGATAATACGTGTACAGAGAACAGACACACCCTTGAACATTCTGAGTCCTATGTTAACTTTGAGGATGTCCGCTTTAAAGTCGAACAGGCTATGCAAGATGAGGTTAATCGTAGCATCCACGACAGAAACTTAGAAAAACAAGCCTATGCCGACAAGAAGAATAAGCTTGACAACGAGTACAACGGATGGAAGGCTGAACTCAAGAAGGTGTACGAAAAGAAGACAAAGGACTTGGAAGAGGAGTATCATCGCAAAGAGTGTGATTTTGAATCAGAAAAACTTCGCATTTTAAATCTGCTCCCTAAAATCAATAAACTGGCAACAGAGTTGCATGATGATTTAGTTAAGCGATTCTTTATGCCAAAGCATGCTGTAGAGTTAGCGGAATCTATCATAAATACAACTAAAAAGTAGGCTTATGGAACTTGATATGTTGATTAGAAGTGCCCTGAGTGATGCTAATTGGTTAATTGCTAAGGGTGGCACGGATAGGGCAGAAGTCCTGAATCGTGTGCTGGGTAAGATTGATAATGTCCTGAAGGAACTGGATGGGGCAGAACTCATTGACCTCAACAAGGTGTGGCATCAGGCGAAAGATGTTATGCCGCCACGCATTTATGGTGGCAATCATGCAGACTTGCTGTGTGTGCATCAGTTCAAGCCTACTTCTCATCCTCACCTTACTCACGAAGAGAATTGCCCAGTTCTGGAAGATTATCTTAAAGCGAGTCCGAATGACTGGTGGTGTAGAACTGGGGATTTGTTGAAGAAGGAACATCGTGAACTTTATTGGAGATAGATTATATTAATTAAAATTTAAGATTATGAGTGAATTATATTGGTTAGGTGTTTTAGGCAACCTGAATGATTTAGGTAGGTGTGTTGCTGGTTTATCATTTTTTGTATTTATAGCTTTAGGCTTCTGGCTTTTTTTGTGTAGTGAAGTTGATTTAGAATCATCGTCTTTTATAAAAAAAGTGTTTAAGGGTTCTATGTTTGCTATTGTGTTAGGGGTAGTTATGTCGATATTTATTCCTTCCCAAAAGAATCTCCTTATCATCTATGGGGTAGGTGGCACTATTGATTATGTCAAAGAGAACAAGGATGCAAATAAGATTCCTGATAAGTGCATCAAGGCTCTTGACAAGTATCTTGATGATGTGTTGAAGGAAGATAAAGACAAGGAGTAACTATGGTATCAGAATCAGCTAGATATTATCAAACTCACCCAGCAGCTAGGGCTAGGAAGGCGGCTTACGACACTAAGTTCGAGTCTTCTCCTGCTCAGAAGGCTAAACGTAGGGAGTTGGCTCGTCATAACGCTGTTCACGATAAAAAGTATGGGGCAGCTTCTCGCAAGGGTATGGATGCTAGCCACACACGTTCTGGAATCAGGTATAAACCATCATCGGTGAATCGTGGTTCTAAGACGGACATGGCTGGGGATAGAAGAGCGAGAGGCGGTCGCTGATAGTGAATACGATAAAAGGGAGCCAATGATGGCTCCCTTTTCCTATCTGAATAAATCTCTAATATCACAATCTATAGCGTCTGCTACTCTTGTAAGGTAGCTGACGGTTGGGTTTCCGCTGAGTGCAGCAGATAGAGTACCTTTTGTGATTCCCATCTTTCTGGCTACTTCCTCAATGGTCATGCCCTTTTCCTTGATAACTTCTTTTGCCTTTAGGGATGACATTTTAGTTATTCTTCGTGCTTGCTAATATGAATGTCGATTTCAACTTCTATCGGCTCTTCATCATCCCAAGTTGGAACATCAATACCTAAGTCTTCACAATAGCTTTCGTCAATATCAAAACAATGACCAAGACCATTGCTATCCCAATTAAAGAATCCTTTATCAGGTGGAGTTGTGAATAGATGTAAACATTCATCTTCATCGCAAGCAATAAAAGCTAGCCTACTTTCTAGAAATACTGGTTTCATAATTGATGACTTATCCGTGATGTCGAGGGCTGTATGTTATTACTTCTGATTCTTAATTCTGCTGCAAAGGTATATAAAAGTTTGGGTATAGCCAAACAAATTCTTGTTTTTAACATGAATTTAACACTCGCGTGGTGAATATTATAAAAAAAGAATAGGGAGTGCTCACGCATTCCCTATTTCGTTATCCTAACAATCTTAAAACCTATAAACCAAAAACCTATGAAAAAAATCTATTGTTTTTTATTTAATATTTAAAAGAAATATGAACTAGTTAAATTTTATCCTTCCTCTTCTGACATCTGTCTTAACTTCTCGGTGAGGGCATTGTGAACCTCACGCTTATCGTCAAGAGTGACGGTCTGTAGCTTAGGACAATTAAACTCCAAAATCTTGATGAATGATGCTACCTTATCTTTAGGCTCACACTTATACCATGCAGCCATGAAGTCTTCCCAAGCCTCTCTAGAAAAGTCGGCACACAGCTCACGAAACTCCTTTGTGATAGGAGATTTGTACCCTTTCTGCTTACCTCCAGTCTTTGCTCTACCTTTTTCGAACTGACCTTTTGTATTTCTATCTGCTGCCATTGACTTAACTATTTTGGTGCAAAGATAGTAATTATTCGGCAAACGGAAACTTTATCCGTTAACGTACTTACCTAAATAAACGGATAAAATACGATTCTCGGATGGTATCAGTATCTTTGTACCATTATTAATAATTAAAATTTCATATATATGATAGGTGCATTAATAGGTGCTGGGCTTGGGCTTGCAAGCAGTATTGCTGGCGGTATAGCTAACCGCAAGGCGAGAAAAAAGCAAGAGCAGATGATTGCCCAGCAACAGAGAGAAAATCAGGCATGGTATGATAGAAAGTATAATGAAGACCCTACCAAACGTGCCGATACCGTTCGATTGCTCACTCAGATGCAGGAGCAAATCAAGAACAGAAACAAGGCTGCGAAGGGCAGACAGGCGGTGATGGGTGGTACGGAAGACTCCACTACAGCAGTCAAGGAGGCAAACAACAAGACTCTTGCAGATACTACCTCACAGATTGTGGCTGCAAATGATGCCCGAAAGGACAACATCGAACAGCAGTATATGAACAGAAAGAACCAGTTGCAGACTCAGCAGATGGGTATTGAAGCTGAGAAGGCTGCTGATACTGCCAATGCTGTTGCAGGAGTGGCTGGTACTGCTGCCAACATCGCTACAGCTATTGATAGTGGTGCTGGTGGTGCGAAGAAGGCACCGAATATGAATGTGACTCAGGAGCAGTTGAATGGTATCGCTAAGGACTCAAATGATGTTCTTGGCTTGAAGGCTAAGGCTACGGCTCTTCCTTCTGAGGGTGACTTGAATAGCCTTGGGGCTAAACTTCAAAAGATTAAAGCATAGCCTATGAAAGCATCAGATATGTTACGAAACAATAATGGCTTGAAGACTACACAGAGTGTTCTCAACAAGCAGCAGAGTGGGGTGGATGCCGCACAGAAGGTAGCTCAGACTCAGGCTCCAGTCTTCACCCAGCAGCAACTTGATGCGGCTGGTAAGAAGGTTGACCAGATGAATGCTGCCACTCCTCAGAATGAAACACCTACGATGAAGGCGGCTAGAGAGAAAACTATCGCTACTCAACAAGCTATCGCCAATGGGGTAGATGTAAATCAGAGTGCTCCTAATTATGAGGAGGATAAACCATCCGTACCCATTGTGAAGAAGGAGGAGTCGAAACCTATGCCTAAGCAGCTATCTTATGCTGATATGTATAAGATACTGAATCCTGAACTGAATGAGACCGCTGAGCAGAGGGCGAACAGAGAGAAGAAGGAGCGTGCCAAGGCTCGTATCGCAGCTACAGGTGATGGTCTTCGTGCGCTCGCCAATATCTTTTTTGCTACCAATGGTGCCAAGGTGGTACACAATCCTGAGTCTGATATGACTAAGGCAGTGAATAAACGCAAGGCATATATGGATGCTCAGAGAGAAAAAAATCGGGCATCATGGCTGGCTGGGTATCAGAGGGCACTCGCTCTTGATGAGGAAGCTAGGAAGAATAACCTGACTCTCGCTGAGCAGATGAGGTATCACGATATGCAGAACGACATCAACAAGGTGAAGAATGACCAAGGGCAGCAGAGAATTGACCAAGGAAACAGAAGACTTGACTTGTCGAAGATGAAGTATCAGACTGATGCTGATTACAAGAAGGCGGTCTTGGCTATCAAGAAGGCTCTGGCTGATGGGCAGATTTCTCATTGGCAAGCACAAGAGGCCATACAACGTATGAATGCTGAAACTGGTCGTATTCGTGCTAATAAGTCGGGTAGTAGCAGTTCTCGAACTGGCTCCTACTCAGGAGAGGTTGATGAGTATATGGATTTGATGGAAAAAGACCCTGAGGGTATGGCTGAAGCTGCAAAGGAAGTACGGAAGATGGGCTACTCTCCTAAAACGGCAGCAGGAAAGAAGGCTCAGAAGATAGCCTATCAGCGTAAGTATGGTAAGGGTAAACAGAATCATACGTCATCATCCAACAAGGGTGGCAAGAAGAAGACTGGCGTAAAATGGTAACAGAATTGGTAACAAACAAATATATATATCATGGCAGAAAGACCATTATACACTTTATACAAGAATCTGAAAGCACAGAACTATGATGTGCCTGATGATTACAATAAGTTTGAGAGTGCTCTGACAAGAGACGGAAAAGGTGGTGCGGATAACAGACATGTTATCTATGAGAACTTGAAGGCTCAGAACTTTGATGTTCCATCTACTTATGAGCGATTCTACTCTGCACTTTTTGAACCTCGTAGTAAGACTTCATCTAGAGCGAAGGGCGGTAGTGTTCCTATGAGTGCTGCTGACCGTGCTCGTTTCTCTGCTGGGGCAGCAGCTATCTCGGCTAGTGCTCAGCAGACAATGAACAATGCTGGCAGATACAACAGACTGAAACAACGCAAGCAGAAACAGCAGAAGGATTTCGGTCGTGTGAACTTGGGTACACATCAAACTCCTTATGGTGGTGATGCAAACAATGTGGTGAAGGATGATTTCGCATACAATCCTGAAACTGGGAAGGCTGGGGCATACGTTATTTCTGACAATGAGAATGCTTATACTCAGAATGATGCTGAGCAGAAACAAACTATCCTTGATGAGCAGAATAACGCTTATCAGCAAGCGGTAGATACAGGTGAGATACCTTCTGCTTTTGATGTTCGTGACCAAAATGGTAACTATGACTTGCAGGAGAATATCGGAAAGAATGGAACCTACCTTACTGAGGAGGGTGCTCAAAAGCAGTTTGATAAAAAACTGGCTGATGCCTATGCTCGCAAGAAGGAGATTGAAGCTGCTATAGCGGAAGACCATCGTCTGCATGGCAATCCTCTTCTCTCTTATGGTGCTAGTATTGGCGCAAGTAACGGAAGAACTGCTGAGCAGAGTGATTATAGTAACAAGTTGGCTACCTCTCTTGCTTTGGTTAATGAGCAGATTGGTGCGCTTGAAGCGGTGAAACAATACCCTACAAGTAGCTGGGGTGAGGATGCCTTGAAGGCTCTTGACAATACTGCCTTTACTGCTAAGACTTGGGATTTCGGTCTGACAGACTTCGCTACCATGGGGCTGATGGAACGTATCAAGACCAAGATGGATAACAAGATTCCTCTCTCAGGTTCGGATAAGATGCTCTTGAAGAGTAAAATGGGTGCGGATGCTGCTGCGGCTCTCGAAGACGAGAAGATGGGTAACGTCTATCGCTGGACAAAGATTGCAGGGCAGTCTCTCCCATTTATGGCTGACTTCTTCCTGACTGGCGGCTATGGTGGTATTACCAAGGGCATCAGTCGTGGAGCCTTAAAATTTGCTGCTAAACGTGGCATGGGCAAGGTGGGTGCTGCCATCTTGAAGAATACCGGTATCGTGGCTGGCGATGTTATCGGCTCGTATGCGATGGCTGGAACAGAACAAGCGTTGAAGACTGGTGCTGACATCATGCAGCGACATCTTGGTAATCTGTATCAGGATGAGAATGGTGATTATAAGTTTGGCACTTTCGATGAGAACGGAAATCTCTTGCATGAGGGTGGTGAGTCTATTGGTACTGCTCTCTATAAGGGTATGACCTCTGCTATGGTAGAGAACTATACAGAAAAACTCTTCGGTCACAACTATGGTATCAAGAAGGGTGCTGTCAACTTCATGGAGAAACATGGTATGAGTGCTTCTGCTGAGTTCTTCAAGAATATCGGCAAGAGTGGCTGGTACTCTAATTCCAAGAAGTGGATGGAGAAGTTCGGTATCAATGGTTTTGCTGAGGAAGTGATGGAGGAGGAAATCGGTATTCCTCTTCATGCCCTGCTGGATGGTGAAGGAAAGGTGAGTGACCTCCTTGATGCTAAGCAGCAACTCGACATTATTGGCGGTATGGCTATCTCTGTTGGCTCTATGTATGCGATGGGTGCTGGCTCCCGACCAGTAAAAGGTATCTACAATCGTGCTCAGTATTACCGATTCCGCAACAAGGTGAACGTGGCTGATAGTGATGCACAGAACCTTATGGGCGATAACTGGGCAGACATCAAGGATAAGATAGACAACGCAACCAACGAGCAGATGGGTAGTGTGCTGGCTGGCATTCTCAGACAGAGAGATACTATGACCAAAGAGCAGATTAATGCTGCTGTCAACTATGGTGTGAACCTGATGAAGATGCGTGGCTATAATATTGCCAAGACTGCTGAAATGAATGCAAGAGAGATTACTAACGAACCAACAACTCCTGAGGAGCAGCATCAGGCAGATATTGATAATGCTTACTCTGAGGGACATGATGCTGATGATGCAGACAAGCATGATATTCAGATTCAGCAGGAAGACCAGATGAAGACTCTTGCAGCAGCATTGGGTATCTCTGAGCAGCAGCTATCTGCCATGAGTGATGAGGAACTGGAATCCCTGACGGGGCAGGATGATAAACTTGACCAAGCTATCTATGACTACCAGTTGTCTTCTGCTCGCTACCAAGGTGTGGTTGATGATGCACAAGATAAGGTTGACCTAGCAGCTCATCAGGCAGAACAGAGAGTTGATATGTATACAGACCAGAGTCGTGGCTCTGTCCGTAACGCTACTATCAAAGCATCAGGCGGTTTGGAAGACTATGGTGTGTATATTATTAGCGGTAATATTGCTACTCATGATGATGGCTCCATTGATGTAAGCAATAGCGATGATATGATTCTATACTATGACCCGACAACGAATAGTGTAGAACATGCTGATGCATTGATGTTCGCTGAACTGGGTGAAGAACTCCCTGCTGATGATGTGAAGGCTCAGGCGGTAGCTGATGCAAAAGAGACTGCTATCAAGGAAGTGGCTGGCATCATTGATGGAACCGTTGAAGTTGGCTCCCAGTTCAATGTGACTGATACTGATGGTACTGAACATACCTATGAGGTGTTGGCTGACTATGGTGATGGTACTGCTGCTATCTCTATAGATGGTAACGTGGTGGAGAATCCTTATCAGCTTGCAGACTTGCAGCAGATGAAAGACTTGGAAGACCAGAAGAGACTGGAAGCTGCCAAGGCTGAGCGTGAGCAGATGGAGAAAGAACGTGCTGCCCAGCAGAATCAGGAGACAGAAGAGACTCAACCTTCGTTTGACTTCAATCAGATTCTCAATGATAATGGTAACGTGGTGCTCGTTGATGTGCTCGGCAAGGATGGTAATACAAAATATCCTGACTCTAGATTGTTCCTCATTCGTGATGCTGGTGCTAAGGCTAAGGTAGTGGAGTTGAAGAGTGATGGCACTCTCGTTCCTCATGCTGTGAACAAAGAAGATGTGGCAACTATCTCTTCTATGTCGCTCGATGAATACAAACAAGCTATGCCTGAATCCTCAATGATAGAGGATAATAGTGGAGAAGAATCTGATGAGGATTCTCAGTTGGCAAATCTCGGTTTGCCTAAAGGTAGCGAGATATGGATGAGTGGCGATGGTTTTGGAAGACCAAAGGAAAACACTCTATCAAAAGTTGTCGGTATTGATGAGCAGGGCAGTATCATCCTCGAAGATAAGGATGGTAAAAAGTGGTCTGCATCATTTGATTATATCAACAACCATCGTGAGCTTCCACCTTTGGATGAGAATACCAATATCGTTAATGATGAGAATACTCCTGCTCCTGAGCAGACTCCTGCCATGACCCTTGAAGATGGAACCATCGTGCCTATGCTGGAGGATGGCAATCCTGACTTCTCGAAGCTGACTGCCGCACAGACTGCTGAGTTATATGATACTCAGTTCGGTGAGGATGCCGATAGTATCGTATCTGGATATGTGTCTGATGCAAAGAAGGCACTAGACAAGGCTAGCAACATGACCGTGAAGGGTAAGACTTTCGTGGAACAGAAGGCTGCAAAGGATGCCAAGGAGAAGGCTATTGCTGATGCTCAGGCGGCTTATGACTCTGCTATCGCTATCCGTGATGCTTATAATGAACGACAACTTGCCAAGGTGGAAGATACTGCTGAGGGTAGAAAGGAACTCATTGAGAAGGCAAGAAGAAAGTTCGCTCGTTTGAAGAGTGCTGTGAAGGATGATGCTGAGGCTGTATCACAACTCTACAGAGATACTATCGGCTCTCTCCTTCATCGTCTGTATGATGGTACTGGCATTGACGTGACTGATACGATTCCGCTTACTGCTGAAGAGTATGTGGCTAGCAACCTCGGTGCTCACTCTCTCAACTATGAGGGAACAGAGACAAGCAAGGGTGTTAAGCAAGAGACTGGATTGAGCAGAGAAGACTTTGCTAAAACTCAGTTGCTCGCTGCTGATGGTAAGGGAACTACTATTGATGCGCTCGTTCATAGCTTGTGGGAGAATCGCCCATCCAATCTTGAATCGCTCGATACTCAGGATATTCGTAACGCACTTATCGGTGTACTCAATAGCGGTTTCAAGGCATCGGAAGCAAGGAATTTTGTTGAAAATATTCGCATTGCTCAGGCAGAGAACATACTTGAAGAGCAGAAACGTGCTCAGGAGAATGCAGCCTATGCTGAGCAGCAAAAGGCTGAGCTGGAGGCTGAGCAGAAGGCGAAGTCGGATGAAAAGGCTGAGTTGAAGGCGAAGTCAGAGGCGAAGTTGGATAATGAATCGTCTAATGAATCTAATGATTTGTCTAATGAATCGGATAATGAGAAGACAAATGACAAAATAAATGATAATATAAATGTTCCTGAGGATGCTACTGATGAAGCACCTTTAGGCGCACAGCGTGATGAATCTGACCTTCCTTTCTCTGCCAAGGAGAATGGCAAGCAGCAGACAACTGCCGAGCGTGCTGCTGATGTAGAGAAGAATAAGGTGGATGATATGAAGGTCGTTGACAATATCGTGGGCGAGAAGACTCGCAAGGCTTTTGAGAGACTGGCTAAGATGATGGGTGCCAATATTCAATGGCAGTACTCAGACAAGTTGGGTAACGGCTGGATTCAGGAGACTACGGATGCCGATGGCAACGTGCGTCGTACCATCTTTATCACTCTTGACTCTTCCATTACAGAAGGTGCTCAGTTTGTTTTTGGTCACGAAATGACTCACCAAATCAAGAACCTGAATCCTGCTGCATACAATGAGTTGACTCAGCTTGTGCTTGATACCTATGGCTCTGATGCCTTCGACAAGGCGGTAGATGAGACCATGCAGAGATATTCCGATGCTGGATTCTCTGGACGTGCTAGAGATTACTATGCTGAGGAGGTTGTTGCTGATGCTATAGGCGAAATGATTCGTGACTTGAACCTTGCTCACACTCTCGCTATGAAGATGTCTCATCCTCTGCTCGCTGCTATCCATGAGATATTGCAGAAGATTAAGTTGGCATTCTTTGGTACTGAGTATAGCGATGTGACCAAGAACATCATACGTTCCATTGAACAAGCCTACGTGAAGACTGCCAATGGTCAGGTGACAAACTCCGAGACTGGCGAAGATGTTTCCTTCTCTCTCCGTCAAAAGCCTGAGCCTAAGAAGAAGGGTGTCGGCTATAAGGTGTTCGTGCTGAAGGATGGCAAACTCTATCCACCAATGGTAGCGAACCCTGATGGTGCTGCTACTCCAGTAGGTGTATGGCTCGATGCTGATGCGGCTCCTATTGCAGGAGAAAGCAAGACTGGCAGACCTCAGGTAAAGCAGGGCGGCAAGGGAACACAAGGCGGTAGCGGTAAGCTAGCCTATAGACCAGGCTGGCATCTTGGTGTAGTGCCTTACGCTATCCAGTTCAACCGCAAGGATGCTAAGGGAAACAAGACTCTCTTTCCTAAGAACTTTGTCTTCGCTGAGGTGGAGTATGCTGCTGACGTAGATTATCAGGAGGAAGTTCGCCAAGAGGGTATCAATCCTTCGGGCAAGTATCAGCATTCACTCGCTGGCTTGAAACATCTGCCTACTGATGGCTATTATATGTATCGTACCAACCCGAACCCTCAGACTGACCCTTGGGTGATTACTGGTGCGATGAAGGTGAACCGTATCTTGACCAGAGCAGAGCAAGCGGAACTTGTGAAGAACGCTGGTCGTGAACCTCAGCAGATTCAGGAGGGCGATATTGTTACTGATGATGTTGTGAACAGCATCAATCAGGAGATAGCTGCTGCTCCTAAGTTCTCGTTAAAGACTTATCACGGAACAGGAGCGAACTTTGACCGCTTTGATACTTCACATGCTTATGAAGGCGCTGGCTCAGAAACTTTCGGTCATGGTATTTACGTGACTAAATCGGCTAAAATCGGTGCATCCTATGCTCTGAAAGCTAAGGTAAAGGAGATAAAGACTCCAAAGGCTTTCAAGGCTATCAAGAATGGCGATAATTGGTTCGGTCGATTCATTGATAATGCTGTGAGAAGTTCTTTCGCTAAGGCAAAGAAGGAAACTTTTAACAGAATGGATGAACTTATCAAGGAGGATGAGAATATCGTCAATGACGAGACTAAGCCAGAGTGGAAACAAAATGCAGCACAGAAGGAGTTGGCTGATTTCGATAAGTTGAAGTCTTTGTTTGAGGGCTTGACAGAGGAAGATATTCCTTCTTTGAAACGTGCCAAGGCTAACAGATACGAGGTAGAGATACCTGATGATACTGGCAACAATTACCTTGATTGGAACAAACCAATGAAGAAGGAGCAAAAGAAGATTGTTCGTGAAGGTTTGGAGAAACTAGGTGTTGATGTTGATAGGTTGGTACGCAATGGTTACTCACTTGACAAAAACTTTGGCGATGTTTACAATGGTCTGTTGTATTATGCGTTGAATGGAACAAAATTTGAGGAACGTGACAGTTTTGTGGCATCTAGCAACTTCCTATCTTCACTCGGCTTTACAGGTATCAAGTATTATGCTGGTACGATATGGGGTGGAGCGAAAAAAGGTGACTTGAACTATGTGATATTTAATGAGGATGATGCAAAGATAGTTGGTAACACTAAGTTTTCGTTGAAGAAGGTAAACGATGCTTTCAATCAGAGATTAGATGAGTTAGTGAAGAATCCTAACCAAAAGGATAAGATTCTTCGCTTGGGTCGCTCTAGTTCCTTCTTGAAGGATGGTGGAATTGCTGATGCAGATATTGAGTTGGAATTTGATAAGTTTGTGCGTAAATCGGGTGATAAATACAAGAATAACCATCCATTTAATGCAAGCGACTTGAAGAATTTGCCAATGGCTATTGCTGAACCGATTGCAGTATTTAAAAGCACTAACGCCAATGACCATGTTGTACTTACTGAGCTTCAAAAAGACGGTAAGAACTTTATCGTAGCAATTAGAGCGGTTGAACAGCATCGAAAAGGTGGTGTCGTATTAGAGGTTAATCAGATTACTTCTCTCTATCCAAAGGAAGAAAAAGGTATCATAAATTGGGTAAATACAGGTAGAATAAGCAATGTTGACAAAGAAAAAGCCCTCCACTTTATCGAGGCACTCCAGCCCCATGCTGGAACCTCAATAACAGATGAAGAGCTTAAATCTGCTGCAAATATAATCAATTCTTTTGAAACCACCAAGGAAAATGGCGAAAAGTTTTCATTGAAGGACGAAAAATATCTAAAAGCCGTGGAAGATGGTGATATGGAGAAGGCGCAGAAGATGGTAAATGAGACTGCTGAGAAGGCTGGTTACACCTCTGGCTCAGATTATCAAGGTACTTCTGCATTTAATGGTTCTGCTCCTTTTGGAAACGGTTATTTCTTGACCAAGGAGGAGCGTAAGGAAGCTTGGGAAAATGGTGATTATGATGGAGACCAATCCCTAGGAGACTACATTAATCGTGGTATTGATGCAATGAACCTAGACTTTATCGCTCTTGATTCAAGAAACTACCGCTCTGCTGACCCTATGCGCAAAGAGGCTATTGAGAATGTGAGAAATGCTATCCAGAAGAAGAGCAAGACGATAACAATGTATCGCAGTGTTCCTGCTGATGTGAAAGAGGGCAGCTTTAGAAATGGTGACTGGGTTACTCCTAGCCGCAGCTATGCCGTGGACAATGCCAAGGTGCATGGATGGGGAGATAACTATAACATTATCGAACAGAAAGTACCTGTAGATGAGATATGGTGGGATGGAAATGATATTGCAGAGTGGGGATATGGTCGTGAAGAGGACTATATCAACGACACCGACTTCGCCTATAAAAATACAAAGAACAACAAGAAATTGCTGGATGCTGTTACCTATGATGATGAAGGCAACGTTATTCCTTTGTCCAAGAGATTCAACGAAGCTGACACTGACATTCGTTTCTCCTTGAAGGATGAAAAAACGCTTGCAGGAGTGCATAACATTACCGAGGAAAAGCTGAGAAAGGCTTTGAAACTGGGAGGTTTTGCCAATCCTAGCCTTGCTGTGATTGATACAAGCAAGAGCGGTCACGACAACTTTGGAGAGATTTCCTTCATCGCTCCTTCTGCCCTTTTGGATAAACGTACTGGCAATACTGGTGGTACTTGGATAACTGATGCCTACACTCAGCGTTATCCTTCAGTAGAGCGAGAAATGAGTGAGAAGGGGTATCGGAAGTTTGAAGACTGGGTTGATAGTCTTGATTACCCAAGTGGAGCTAAGGCTGAGATTGAGAGACAGGCAAAGGATGCCCTAAGTGACAATAATGCTCCTGCTTGGGAGTTGATGTACTTGAAGGAAAAGGGTATTGATATTAAGGAGTATGATTCTAGAATTGATTATCGCTGGAAAGAGATTATCTGTGACCATCCTACTGCCGAGGATATTCTGAATAGTATGAAGACTGACCCTGAACTTAATGAAAAGATTACAAGTCTGGCTAAGCATGCCATCATCCATCCTACTTGGGAAAAGGTTTCTTTGGAGGTAAGAAGAAAGATGTATAAGGAGACTGGCGTTAAGGCTAGCCCTATCAATCCACAAGTAAGAAAACAGACTAAGGAAATCTTTGAGCGTGACTATGCGCCAACCTTGCTTAACAAGGACGGAAGTCCAAGAAAAAAAGATGTGAAGAAGGTTGTTGAGGATATTGTGAAGGAACACAACGACACCAAGAAGTATGATTTCTATCTGTCTAAGGTGAAGGCAAGCAATTACGTCAACAAGAATGGTCTTTATGATGATTACATCAGATGGCAGGAGAACAAACTGGATGAGTTCGGAACGAAGAACCGTATCTTCCGTGGCTATACTAAGGATGGTTCCCGAAAGTATGTGCCTGAGACTCTTGAAAATGTTTCAAAGGCTATGAGGGAAGAAGCAGATGGGCAGACCAATGGAAGTGAATATACCTCGTTTGGCAGCTTCATAGCCAAGTTGGCTAGCCGTGTTGATTCTACAGACGAAATGCGTGCCAACAAGGATAAATTGTCTTCCAATGAGGATAAGGAAGAATTTTACGAGAAATGGAGTGAGGTTTATTATGACCTTGCCAAGTTCTTGTATAATGATGTGTTCTATGGTGAGCAGAGACTTCATGATATTGTATTGCAGTCTGACCCTAAGAAGTATGCCAAGAAAGAATATGGCATTACCCTTACTCCTACCTTCATGAAGAAACTGGATGCCTTGAAGAATGCAGTACAGACAGAGTTGAAGAGTGCGTACTTTGAGACTAAGTACAACAGACCGCTACGTCTAAACGAGTTTGCTGCTGTCGTGGTTCCTGATAACTTGGGAGAAGATGTACGCAAGGGCATAGAGAATGCTGGCTTACCAATGTATGACTACGACCCGAATAAGGAAGGTGACCGCAGTCGTGCCTTCAATGAAGCAATCAATAGTAGCGACAATATCCGTTTCTCTCTGAAATCTATGATGGCGAAGCCTGAGGGATGGAAACAAGCCAACAAAAAGGCTATACATATTGCAGAAGCTATAGAGCGTGACCCTAAGTTTTCTTTGAAGAACCTTGATGGCACTCTCATTAAGGCTGGAACCTACTTTAGCGGTGGCGGTCTTGTTGAGGAAGGCTTGAAGGGTATCATCGACCCAGTGGTGGCAGTTGAGTATGACGAGAAGATAAGCGGTGTATATCGCAACAACTTCGGGCAGCACATCGTTACTGCTGATGTTCGTGATGTTGACCCTAAGGAACTTGTGAAGCAGATTGATGGCGAGGTAGAGTACTTCCATGCCAGCCCAGTCTGCAAGAACTACTCTCAGGCGAAGAGTAATCACGCTGAGGTGGAACTTGACAAGGAGACTGCTGCAAGTACTGCCGAGTTTATCAATGCTATTAAGCCAAAGGTTGTGACCATTGAGAACGTGAAGGGATATAAGGATTCCGAAGCGATGAAGACTATCACCGATGCTCTGGATGCCAACGGCTACACTTGGGATGCAGATGTGTATAACGCTGCTGACTATGGCGGCTACACCAACCGAGAGAGATTGATTATTCGTGCGGTTCGTGATGGTAAACTCCCTGAAAAGCCAAAGAAGATGGCACACAAGAGTGGATGGTATGAAGCTGTGGCTGATATTATCCCGACCCTGACTGAGAAGAAGAATGGCGTGGCTCCTTGGATGGATATTCGCTTGAAGGCTGATGGCATTGACTGGAGACACATAGACAAGCCATTATATGTGATGGGTAGTGCCTATGCTGACGGAAAGATTCCTCATGCCTTCGCTGATGAACTCCTGCCAACACTCAGAACGAAGAGCGGTGACGTGATTGTGATGCCTGACGGCAAGGTATATCGTGCCATGGGCAGAGTGCTCGCTAGAGTATCAGGAGTGAGCGATGATTACAAGATGCCATTCTCTGAGAACCTGAGCCATACCATCATCGGCAACGGAATCCCTACCCAGTTGACCGAGCATGTGATTGCTCCTCTGCTTACTGGCTCTGACCCTAAGTTTAGCATCCGTACCTATCATGGTACTGGTGCTAGCTTTGACAAGTTCGATTTTAGCCACATGGGTGAAGGCGAAGGTTCGCAAGCATTTGGCTGGGGTGGTTATGTTACCAACTCTAAGGATATTGCTGAGGACTACACAAGACGTGCCAAGATAAGGAAAGATAATGGCGGTTTTGAATTTGTGACAGATATGTCTGCCAATAACAAAGATATGGTAAGACAATATATCTATAAACATAAAGATGTAAACAAGGGATTGGATGCTATGAGAAAAGACCTTTCTTCTGCTCTAGAAATGTTCCCTGATGATGATGATTTAAAGGAACTTAGCAATATTCTTGCAAAGAAGAATGAGGAAATAGCTGTTCCTGATAATATTGCTTATCTTTATGATGTGGATATTCCTGATGATAATGGAGATTATCTTGATTGGGATGCTCCTTTGACAGATAAACAGAAGAATACAATCATTAAAGAATTAAGGCGATTAAAAATAGATTTTGCCGACTTTAAAAAGCGTGGTTTTTCTTTTGATGGTTCATTTGGCGGTAATGCCTATGATTTTCTAATGTATGCTTTAAGAAAAACAAAGAAGTGGAAAGATGTAAATGCTAGTCGTGCAGTTAGTAAGTTCCTGTCTTCTATTGGCTTCACTGGTATCAAGTATAAGGCTGGTACTATCTTTGGCGGTGCAAAGGAAGGTGATTACAACTATGTAATCTTTGACGAGAACAATGCCAATATCGTGGGGAATACCCGATTCTCCTTGCGCTATGACCAGTTTGAGCATGACCTGAACCAGTGGAAGAAGGATAATAATCTTCCTAAGGATGCTCAGCGACCAACCATCCCACAACGCAACGCTGGCGAGAGTGCCGTTGACTTCCTGAGGAGAGTGGACGAGTACCGCAAACAGATGGCTCTGTGGAAGACTGCACCAACTTACGAGCAGCATCTTCTCAGCGATGATACTGCCCTTGGAGAGTTCAACCGAGAGTTGCAGCGTGGTTCTGTGCTCAAAAGAATCGCCTTCCAAGATAGTATGCTGGCTATCCGCAAGGCTCAGGAAGCTATCATGAAGGAAGTGGGTGTTGACCGCCTGAACATGGCTGAGGATGCCTATACTGCCGAGAACCGCAGTCATGGCAAGGGAAAGAATGAGTTTGAGGAATACAACAACGAGTTCTTGCAGCCGCTCAGAAAGGCTTATCACCAAATGAAGAAGATACTGGGTGATAGCTATGATAATGTCCGTATCTACATGATGGCTAAGCATGGTTTGGAGCGTGATGCACAGATGGCTTTCAAGAAGTCATTGGAAGCTGACTATGAGGACGTGGCTCAGAGAAGTGCGGCATACAAGGCTTACAAGGGCGATATGAACCGTATCATTAATGATAGCGACTTGGAGTTTGGCAGAGTAGACTTCACTACTTGGAGACAAAGAGACAATGCACTCAGGGTGAAATATTCTCCATCTTATATGGACTATCGCTACGACAAGAATGGTATTGCTTACGATTACTCAGGTTTGTCTGCTCTCTTTGACGGCTCAGACTTTGAGGAAGCTGCCTACAAACTGGTAAAGGATATTGAGGATAAGTATGTAACCGAGACTCACAACCTCTGGGATGCAACGAATGCGGCAACCAAGAAGATTCTCCGTGATGGCTATAAGGCTGGCATGATGAGCAAAGATACTTATCAGTATGTGCGTGATATGTATAGCCATTATATTCCTCTCCGTGGATGGGATGGCACTACTGCCGACCAAGTATGGGATTATATTGGTGGTGGCAAGGGTGCGTTCAATCAGGCTTTGAAGACTGCACATGGACGAACCTCTATCGCTGATGACCCTATCGCCTACATCGAGAATATGGCAGAGAGCGGAATCCTGCTGAACAACAAGAACTGGGTGAAGCAACACCTGATGCTCTTGGCACAGAATCATCCAACTTCCCTGCTGACCCTGAGCAAGGCTTGGTATGTGAAGAGTACGGATGCCAACGGCAACGAAGAGTGGATTCCTGCTACACCTCAGATTACTTCTCAGATGAATAGTAATCAGGTAAAGGCGGCTATTGATGCTTTTGAGCAGAAGATGGAGCAGATGGCTCAGACTGGCGATGCTACTCAGAAGAGAGACGGATTGAACATAGCCTATCCTCAGACTCACAGCGAGGAGAGAGAACATGAGGTAAGAGTGATGAAGGATGGCGAGGAGTACGTTATCTATGTGAATGGTGACCCTCAGTTGGCTCAGGCGATGAACAATACCAGAGCACACCGAGTAAGAGAGATTCAGAGCGGCAAACTGGATAGGGCTGCTGCTTGGTTGGGCAGAAAGATGGCTGCTGCCTATACCAGTCTTTCACCTCTCTTCATCCCTTCCAACTACTTCCGAGACCTGACCATGACCCTTGCATCTACCGCTATTCGTGAGGATGCAAAGTACAACTATCTGCTCAGAAAGAATCTTGCTACCTCTTGGAATCTCGGTTTCATTCTGAGAGACTATCAGAACGGCAAGTTGAGAGATAAGGTAAACAACGGAAACGCTACTCCAAAGGAACAGATGTTCTATGACTTCATGATGAATGGTGGCGAGACTGGCTTTGTCTCTTCGCTTGATGTGGAAGACTTGAAGAAGAAATTCAAGAATGACTTGAAAGATTTGGATAGATGGAAGGCGAACCCAGTAAAGGTAGGGCATACCATCATGGATAGTATCGAGTTCCTGAACAGAATGATTGAGGATAGTAACCGATTTGCGGTTTACATGACCTCTATTCAGTATGGACGTTCCATTGATGAGGCTGTGAATGATGCCAAGGACGTGACCCTGAACTTCAACCGCAAGGGTACTGGTGAATATGGCTGGCAGATGGTTAGAAACCTCTATCTCTTCATCAACCCAGCGGTACAGAGTTTGCAGACCTTGGGTGCGCTTGCCAAGCATCATCCTTTCAAGTTCACGGCTGTTACTGCATCATGGTTGGCGAGTGGCGTGCTGGTTCCTATCGTTAACGCTGCCCTGATGAGTCTGTTGGGAGGTGACGATGATAAGGATAAGTACTGGCAGTTCACCAAGTGGGATAGACGAAACAACTTTATTATGTGGGTTCCTACTACCCATGAGTTCGTGAAGATTCCGCTTGCTCAGGAGTTCCGTGCTTTCTATGGAGTAGGCGATATGATTGCATCCAAGATGATGGGTGGAGAGTTGGCTGAGGAAAGTTGGAGCCAGTATGCAGAAGACTTGCTCGGTCAGGTGGTGGATATGCTTCCGCTAGACCCAACTGGATATGATGGCAATATTGCTGTCAGTCTGATGCCGAATGCTATTCGTCCAGTCTTTGAGTTGGCTTTCAATGTTGACTTTACTGGCAAGCCATTATTCAAGGAGACAGAGTACAATAAGTATGACCCGAACTTTACCAAGGCATACGTGGGCACTCCTGATTGGCTGGTACGTGCATCCAAGATGGTTAACTCAATCGGAAACGACTATCCTGATGTGCAGCAGAATAGCATAGATGCTTTCGGTGACCCAAAATACAACCTGAACAACCCTGCTGTGGTTGACCATGTTTTGTCTTCTTATCTTGGTGGTGCTTACACCATGGGCAGTCAGGTTCTTGGTGTTCTTACCAAGTCACTCAACGACCCGAAGAAAATCAAGGTGGCTGATATTCCATTGGTAAGCAAGTTTGTCAGCAACCCTGATGATAGACCAGTCAGCAAAAAGCAGGGAGATGAGTTCTGGGATAAGAAGGAATACTACGACCGTGCTTCCAATACAATTAGCAAGTTGAAGAAACAAGCTAAGATTGATGGAGATTATTCCCTGCTTGAACGTTTCTATGGCTCTGAGGAATACAAGACTTACAAGTTGTATGAGAAAGATGTAAAAGATTACAAGGAGGCAAGAAAGAAGGAACGTGCTGAGGAGAGCGGTGATGAGTACAGACCACACCAACTTAATGCTGAGGACATCTATAATAATCATGCTACCCCTATGGATGAGTTTGAGGATATGAAACTGAAACAACTCTTTGAAAAGTTAAACTCATTCAAGACTAGATATGATTCTATTGTAGATAATGCCCCAAATGAGAGCGATGCCTACTACAACACCAACAAGGCTGCTATTGATGCCATTGACGAGATTTCCCTTGATAAGCAGGAAATATCCGAGTTGAAGAAAGGTTTCTTGGATGATGGCAAGGATGCCTACAATGCTGAGGACATGAAACAGATTCGTGACCTGAGAAAGAAGATTCTTGCCGTTCTGGAGAAGGCTAACAAGGTAGTTGTGGCTAACCAGAAGGCGAAGGCTGAGAAGTAATACATATATGACTATCCCCTGAAAGTGCTAGGCTTTCGGGGGATAATTGCTTTCAATCTGAAACTTTTTACCTCTATTTCTTGTGCGAATATATCAATCTGTAAATATTTATAAAGTTTAACGATTAAAAATATCCTAAATTGTTATGTTCTCATTATTTCATTTTATATTTGCAGCATCTAAGAACATCTGAATCTCAGGTGATTACATCAGCAAAAGAATATCCAATTATTATAAACTTTAAAAATGAAGGCTTATGAAAAAAGATGAAGACGAAGACCTACGAGTCAAGAAGTTAATTGGAGAGATAACTAAGTTACTCCCTGAACGAAGCAAGATTAAGACTGACTTGTTTTATTTCAAGTATGCGCCTATATTGGTCATGCTTTTCAGATGGTATGGTATATCTCAGTTCTATGACAACAAAATGGAGATAACACTATGGTACGAAGAGAATGAGGAACCTATCTGGTTCTTCTACTTCATCACTTACATTCTTTACCCGATTTCTCTTTGGAAGGGTCAGGTGTTGCACCGATTGTGTGTAGAGTGGCGCATTCCGATTCTCTATATTGCAGGAGTCAATGTGATTCACGTCATGTATGATTCCATCGTTATCACGAATCAGATGTACTATTGTGATATGTTCCTGATTACACTCATTTTAATTCTATATGCTTATGTCGCAATTAGTAAATTACAGCATCATCGAAGCTGGACTTCGTGCTCTCGCTGATAAGGCTCACGAATCAGCAGTTGCCCAAGCGGAAGGCAAACCTATCCCTTGCGGTCTTTCAGAGAATGATATGGAACTTGTGGCACTCCTTACTGCCATGATGAATGATACACAAGCTAACAAGGGCTGGTGTGCTCACGAAATGGGCAAGTCTATCTCATCCTTCGAGAAGTATGTTCACGATGGCAAGATACCCGAAGGCATCCACGACCAGTTCGGGCATGAAAAGAAGTGGAATAAGTCGCTTATCCGATACTTTGCCAACAAGAAGGCTTTCTTCCGCAAGCTATCACGAAAGTATGGCATCCACCTCTAGCAGTCGCTACACATTGTATATAGGAGAGACCCAATCGCCCCTCCTGTATATTTACGACCTTTTCCGTAACCATAAATCTTTGTTCTTCACACACTTATACAATCTTTTACGAGTTTATCTATCTATATCCATATTATTTGTATCTTTGTGCTCGTAACGTTACAAAGTGAGAATCATAATTTAGTGTTTAACAAAAAAAGATTTCAGGATAATATGGAAAGTAAAACGTATGTATTCGGAAACGAAGGCTCAACATCTAACAATGGGATGCTCGGTCTTCTTGCGCCTCTGCTCCAGAAGCAGGGTGTTGACCCAAATGTCCTTCTTGCCATGAAGGGAAACAATGGTTTCGGTGGCGAAGGTGGCTGGTTCATGTGGGTAATCTTCCTTTTCTTCCTCATGGGCTGGGGAGGTAACGGCTGGGGAGGTTTCGGCAATAATGGTCGTGGTGGTCTCGCAAACGAGATTAACAATGACTATGGTCGTGGTCTCCTGATGGATGCCATCGGTGGCAATCGCAATGCACTCAGTAACCTTGCCACTCAGTTGAACTGCACCGAAGGTCAGATTCAGAGTGCCATTTCTGCCTTGACCTCTCAGGTTCAGAGTGTAGGTAATCAGGTTGGTATGAGCGGTATGCAGACTATCAATGCCTTGCAGCAGGGTAATATGCAGATTGCTCAGCAGATTGCAAACTGCTGCTGCGAGAACCGTCTGGCTATCTGTCAGCAGACTGGAACCTTGCAGAATGCCATCAACAATGTGGCAGTAGGTCAGGAGCGTGGTTTCTCCAATGTCGCTTACGAGACTCAGAGACAGACTTGTGACTTGCACAACGCTATCAAGGAGAGCACTCAGACCATCGTTGACGGTCAGAAGCAAGCTGAGTTCAGGGAAATGCAGAATAAGATTGATGCTCTTCGTGAGGAGAACAGCACCTTCAAGTCTTCTGCAATGACCTCTCAGATTGTTGGTCAGGCTGTGGCTCCTATCAATCAGGTATTGGCTGGCTTGCAGAACGAGGTGGCTGGTATCAAGTGTAAGTTGCCTGAGACCGTGACTACTCCTTACAGCCCATTTACTGCGGTTCCTAACTGCGTGGCTTATCAGGCTGGCTTGTATGGTTTGAATGCTGCTAACAATGCAGGATTCTGGGGTTAATAAGGAAAGGAGGCTGCTATGTTTTGGCTAAGACCATTTACATGGGTGAATCGTAATGGTTCGGCAGCTATCGCTTCAACGGGCGTGGCGGTGAACACCAACAATGTTGTTTTCTCGTTCAAAAACCACGCCTTCCTGAATGCCAGCTATAGAGGAACGATTTTCGTGAACCTGATGCAGGCTATTCCGACTGGAACGACTGGCACGCTGCCTATCCTTTTCGAGACCAACGGAAGTACTCAGGCTGTGACCAAGTATAATGGCGCACCATTGACGGTTGCAGATGTGCAGGGAACTGGTGTTTATCAGTTTTGGTTTGAGAGAGATACTAACACCCTACAGATGATGTCGGGTATTGTTTAACAAGAATAGATAATAGGAGATTACATTATGTTTCAAGGTTTAAGAACAAATTCTTTATTCTATGTGCTCGACAAGGGCGAGAACCCGAACTTGCGAATCGGTCAGGTGGTTTCAGTAAGCAATCCTCAGACGAAATACCCTACCTTTAACAACGGCTTTACTCCTCAGCCTATGGAGACCGTAGTGGACGTGAAGGTGAAGCTGGGAGACGAGGAAGTGGATTTCAAGCAACTGCCAGCAAACGGACAGATAGCCAACGACAAGAACCTTGTGGTTAGCGACAATAAGGATGCCATGAGTGCAGAGGTGGATGCTATGCTGAGACAATCCAAGGCGATACTGGAGAGCGTAGATTACAACAAGAGGGTAGTAGAATCTTGTGAGGGAATGCTACAGCAACTCAACCCCCAGATAGCCAAGGAGAAGGAACAGACCGAGAAAATCAATAAACTGGAAGGAAAGGTTTCTGGTATTGAGGGCAAGATTGACAAGATGATGGGATGGCTCCAGCAGACCATGAGCAAGTAATCTCCTATCTATCTATTCATTTTAATATCTTATGATTATGGTAATGATTGAGATTACAGAAGATAAGTTCGATGATTTGTATGACAACATCGAGTCTATGCTTGGTTTTGGCAGCAAGGCTATGTCTTGTCTGAAAAAGATGAAGCAGGAGCGTATGGGTGAGCGTATGCCTGATTATCGTGACGATTGGAGAAGAGAGCGTGAGGAACGTGAAGAGCGTGAGAACAGACGTAGATTCAACAACGTCAACGATGATTGGAACTACCCGAATCGCTATGGTGAAAGAGGTGGTGGCGGCTACAATGGTGGCGGTCGCTAGTGTTTAACTTGGGAGTTTTGGTAGTGACATTTATGTCGTAACCAGACTCCCTTTAATATTCAGCAATATGGGAAAATGCAGAATGCCATTGGATATGTATGACCTCAAACCTGATGGAATGGTTTCTTATCTCAGATACAATGGCTATCATTTCAGCAAGAAGATGTGTGAGTGGGCGGTTAGCCTGATGTACAAATATGACCCTTCCTCCAAGCGTGATGTAAGTGTCTCGTTTTGGGATAAGGAGAAGGTGGATTCCCTTCTGCTCGGTCAGGGAATTGAGGTAAAGAATAAGATAGGCTACGACCATGTATATGTGGCGAATATGGCGAGGGCAGACTTCTATAAGTCTTCCATCAAGGATGAGGAGCATCTAGCCCAATTTATCAAGGATATGGTGGATGATGCCGACCAGAAGGATGGCTTTATCTTTAACAGATTTTATGCCGACTGCTGCCACAATGGTGTACCTATCCCTTGGGAAGATGTACTATGATGAGAAGAGTGATTGAACTCCCGAAGTACGATTGGAGCATAGTGTGTTTCATAGGTTATCAGCGACCTGATGCCGATGAGATATGCCATGCTCTTTCGGATATTGGATGCAACGGAAATCCTTTATCGGAAGCCTGCGAGCATCTAATCAAGGAGAGTGTAGATAGGGGGCTTACCTACTCCAACCTATCAGAAAGAAGGAGTGTGCTTGCCATTGGAAAATGTGAATCAGATGGCAGCATCATCAATACAATAGGTCATGAACTTCTTCATGTGGTAGCGCATATCTGTGAGCAGGATGGGATAGATATGCTGAGCGAAGAACCATGTTATATGATGGGTAGTTTATGTGAGAAGTTTTTCAAGGTATATGATTAATGTTACTTCTACTTGGTGCAAAAGAAAAGGGTGAATCTATCGACTCACCCTTCTTCTTTTATCTTTATGGTTTACTCCCCATACTTTGGCTCCTCATACACCAAGTTATGCTCATCTACGTAAGCCTTGGCTTCTGAGTATGTGTCAAACTCTACTGCGGTGGTATTTACTGCTGGGAATACCTCAGCATTGTCACCTTGCTCTGTGAGAGGGAACACCATCTTAGTTCCCTCATGTACTACCTTGTACTTCTTTGTTAACTTATTCATATCTTGTTTCCTTTCTTTATTAATATTAAACTTATGATACCTTATGCAGGAGTAATTGAGACTGTGTAACCCTTGCTCTGCAATGTCTGAACTGCTGCATCTGATGCTGAGGTTCTATTACCATATAAGGTAATTGTTTTCCACCATGATTCTTCTCCTCCAAACTTAGCTTCCAATTTTGACATTGCCACAAGAATCCCATCTGCATCATCTGTCTTGGCACTACAAGCCAAAATGTACTTTCTGGTACTATTAGCCCAGTAGAATTTTCCTGTACAAATTGGATTAGGGGTGAAACTTAACATGTTATCTGGCAAAGAACCTAAATTTCCATACAGAGCAGTATTTCCTGTAGTAATTATCTTTAATTGCCTAAGATTAGCTAAGGCACTTATATCTCCTGTTATACCTGTATTATTGAAATATGCAGAATTCAATTTCGTAAGATTAGATAAGGCGCTTATATCACCAGTAACCATTGTGTCATTTAAGGAAATGTAATGTAAGTTGGACTTACCTTTAAATGCACTTATATCACCAATAACATTTCCTCCACTGACATGGAAAAGCTGTTTTGAAGATTTAAGCTCATTAATATTAAATTTTTTATTACTTTGTATGGACCCAGGAGTATTTTTATTAGATGCTTGAAGTGTTGTAATTTGAGTCTTGTTGCTTATAGACAACAAATAATCACCATTTGAAACGAATATGTCTATATTATTCTCTACGTTACTTTTAACCTTGCCCAAATTTTGGGTTAAAGTCTCATCAGTAAAGTAACCATCACCAATTATCTTTAAATCTACTGGAGAAGCAAAATTAAAAGAAAGACCTTGTGTCAGATTAGATGGATTGCTAACACTGGTGATTTCAATTCTAATTTCGTAAAGCTTTGGAAGGAGTTCGTTATCAGTTACCCCATTCAATTTTGTTATTAAACATTTTCCCATAATTATATATTTTAATTATTATTTGTAATTATATGTCTTATCTAAGAAATCAATTCTATTTTCTATCCAATTTGCTACACGTTGTAGAGAATTATAGCAGCCTCCAACTTCTGGATATTTAGTATATAACTTCGTTGTTGGCGGAACTCCTGTAGTTTCCTCCAAGGCTTCATAAACACCTCCATAGTAATAAACCAATTCTCCTTTACTATATGTTTTTGTGTCACTAAAAGACGTTGGGTAATTTGGAGACCAAGACCAATAGAGGTATTTCCATTTATCCGATGTGTTTGATGCCCTATAAGAAGGAGTTTGGTCATATAGATTAAATTCCTCCTTGATATTTTTATATCCTATACGTTTCAACCAGTTAGACAGCAAATCAGTTATATTGATAACATTGAATATGTTTGCATCTCGGAGTTCCTTGTATCTTTGTGCAATCTCTGTAGAATACAGGGTGTTTAAATATCCTGATGGCAAATCCATAGAGATGCCAAGTATCTCTGATGTGTCACTATTTTCCTTTACACTTATACCATTTGCATGTAAACCAAATATAAGGTCTACGTCGTATAGCGTTGGAGTCCAGTGTAAACCATCCCAAGTACACCATATCCAGTTTTTGTTGAATCCATCCCAGTTATATAGCACTTGACTGACTAGGAAGTAGTCGATGAATGGGTTGACAAGGAAGTATTTCTCAAATTCTTCCTTTGTTTGATTGGACTTCAAGTTAGTCAGAGCTTCAGACAAGTGAGTAATATAAACCTTTACTGATTTACTAAAAGTGTCTGTATCTGACAATTCTTTAGGATTGTCCCCATCATATTTATTCTCATTTATATCCTTTAAGGATTTAGGGTTTCGTATTTCAAACTGCGTCCAATTTATCTTTCCACCCCAAATTTCCGTATTACCAATAATTCCGTCCAAGATGATATTCTCTGTCTTCTTCTTGTCAGCATAATACACTTCCTTGGATTTCTTTAAGTTCCAAGCATATACACCCATCAAAGTTTCCTCTCCGTTACTTTGATTTATCCAAGTAATAATAATCGGGAAACCATCAGGATGACACTTTGCGCCAGTAAAAAAGTCCTTGTTAGATTTACCAATTCCATTTGTAGTGCTATTGTTTGTTAAAATGCTTTCATAAGGGTACTGTTGACCTATTGGGTGAGACTTGTATACCTGCTCCATCAGCCAATATCCTACAATACACTGACCACGGAAGTTATCAACATAGTACTTTTTAAGGTGGAAGCTGTCCTGTGCAGGGAAGTCTCCAAACTTAATATCACTACCATCATTAATGTCTATAGCCATGTTTTTGACATAAAAGTACATTGAGGACTGTCCTTGTGTATTCAAAATAACAGGCTTACGGAAATAGTTTCCATCCTTGTCATTGTACTCTATTTCTGCTTCAATATCATCCTGCTTTGTAGTAGGCAGCTTAGGAGCATAGATTCTTACTTGTGCAGCAATACGAGGGATAGGCAATTCTATATGGCTATCCTTGCTGAAATCTGATGGATTCTCCATCTTGATGCCAGCAGATTTGAAGGCTTCATTGACCTCTTTGGCTGCTTCATCAGACAATTCAAGGTGCTTAGTTGAAATCTTGTACTCATGACGTGTACCTTTAGAATCTCTATATCCGAGAATCTTATCTTCTGCATCAGTTGTGATTTCCGTTCTACCATCATGGTCTTCAATATGAGAAAACTCTGTTGGAATAGTTTCGGACTTGGCATAATGAATATAGTGACTACCATCAGGATTTGTTGCAGATAGAATCTTTCCTTCTGCATCTTGCTCAACTGCAAGATATTCATCGTTATCCTGCAAAGAGAAAACATCAAGAAGTTCTTGGAAGTTGGTATCTATAGTACCCACTTTCTCCTGCAATGATGTAATGTCTGCTTGTAACTGAGTGATAACTTGCTTCAATGCATTGACTGCATGGATTTCGCCAATGATTTGTCCGTCTCTTCTGATACCAAGAAGTATCTTATCATCTGTATCAAGCCAGACTGCAAAGAACTCTTCATTCTGCTCAACGTGATACATTTCATTGAGTGGGAAATAAGGCTTTCCTGAGTCTCTGTAGATACCAAAGAGAAGTCTGTCCTCAGAATCTATTACTGAATAGATGAACTCTTCATTCTCAATAACCTTGAATGGAGTATCTTGAACATTACCTTCCTCATCCTTGATAGCTGTCTTATCTACGACCTCATCTACTGCACTTTGGATATTGACTGCGGTAAGTTTTGACTTCTCATTATTATAAGTAACGGCAGTAGCCTGACTTGCACCACCAGTAGCGGCTATACTCTTGATGGTTTCTTCCATCTGAGTACTGCGAGTCTGCAATAATGAAATGTCTTCATCGTTGGCGGTGATTTGCTGCTGCTTATCATCTAGCTGGCTCTGATGGTCTTTCAGTGTATCATCTACGTTCTGGATGGTTTCTACCAAATCCTTAGGAAGACCAGTAGCTGCATTAATAGTCTGACGAAGCTCTGGGTCTAACTTCTCTACACCGATGGTGTTGTCTTTCAACTTGTCTTTGGTGATGGAGTTCTCTGCCAGCTTCTCATTGGTGATACTTCCATCCTCCAGTTTCTCGTTGCTGACTGAACCATCTTGGAGATTGGTGTTGCCAACAGAACCAGCAGCCATCTTTTCGTTGGTGATAGCACCATCCTTGATTTGCTGAGTCTCTAATTTATCCGTTACATTGACCTTCTTGTCGAGTGATTCCTTGACGGATTCTCCTGATTCCTCGTCTTTGATGTACTTCGTATATGTCAGAGTCTCGTCTTTGCGCCCACTTACAAGGATGCTGTTGTACTTTTTCTTTTCTGCCATATTATTCTTTTAGTTTAATTTGATATTCGTTATCGTCACCAGCTACAAGTTCGTCTGACCAATAGTAGTAGAGGTCACCTAGCTTTGTGGTGTTCATGGATGCCTCGAAACCGCATTGGTTGAAGATGAGCGGCTGGCGGCTTGCAAACCAGATGTATGGTTTCTCTTCCGTGGTTGTGATGGTGAGAGTCTGACCGACAAGAGTACCAGCAAACAGCGTAAGGTCTTCCATATTCAACTCACTCATATTCTTGGCTGATGATGCGCCATAATAGCTTGCCTTGACGGTTCCACTTGCTGTGATGGTAACATAGCCTGATACGGCTGGGATGAAGACCTTGTGGGTGTTGCTGTTGTAATATTCAGCAGTAACGTCCTTTCCGTCCATGATAACCTTTACCTGACCGATGCTGAAACCTTCTATAGGCATGAACTGAGCTTCCAGTTTCTTTCCGTTGCTGATAGTTCCGTTAATTACAAAGTTCTCCTGATTCTCCACCATTTGGGTTTCCCCATTGATGGTGTAGCTAAACTTAGCGTTATCAACGATGAATGATATAGGGCAAGTAGACTGATTCTCGGTCACGATGTAGTAGCGAAGGTTAAATAAGCCAGTATGCTCACCTTCCGTGATACCGATAGGAACATTACTCATAGAGTTGTGTTCTACGATTCTCAGAAGGTTGCGCTCGATGCTGACCATTTCGCTGCCCTCATACTTCCATGATACCCTGACGTTATAGTTTCCGTAATCAAGGGTGGAAGGAATGTCGCATATCAGTACATTGCCTTGGATTCCTGCTACTTGAACTGGAACAGAAATTGTATTGCAGAAATAGCCCGACAACTCTACTCTGATGTCGGCAGCCAGATTCATATCGAAGTCAACGAGTCGCTGGAACTCTTTCGATACGTCCATCTTCCGCACCAAGATGTGGAGTTTGAAACTATTTCCTTGTACTATTTTATAAATCATATTTGGTACACATTATTAATAATAGGCAAAGATAAGCAGAATTTTCTCTACCTATCTTTTATCCGTTTATTTAGGGCAGAAAAATTTCAGATTAAGCCCTTCCATCTGAGAAATTTGCGCTTGCGGTTTAGCTTGCCTTTCTTGCTCTTGCAGTTGGTATGGTATACACAATCCTTGAAGAGGTCTCTGACCTTCATGTCGCTGTCTACCAGTTTGGTCTTCTTAAATGCCTCGAAAAGCGAGCGGTTCATAATCATGAGGTTGCCCTTCTGCGTAGGAAGGACGTAGAAGATTTCACCATTGTTCTTCTTGGATGCGTAGTCTGCCTTAGCCGTAGCTTGGCGGTACATGATTTCGCACTTGATGCGCTTGAAAATCTTTGTTACTTTCATAATCGTAATTATTATTGTTTGAAACTATATGATGGTTGCTGCCGAAACAGAAACCTTTCTTCTCATTACTCTTGCCTGAATCTGTATCATCTTTGGCATTTCCATTTCGTTGAAACAGATGTGGAGTCCGATGGCTCTGGTCATGAGCAAATCATCGTGCTTTCCGTCTGCTGCCTCGTATACGGTTCCGTTCTTCTCGTATGTGAGATATTCATCTAAGCATCTATCGTCTCGCTCTACATAGAGTTGTTCACGGATAACCTGAACCAATACTGAGATAACCATCGGTTTGGTTGCCACATTGGTATGGAATCCATATTTTACTGGAACCTTATTCTTGATGTCTGATTCACTCTGCTTGCGTGCATAGAGGTTGTCGTATACATCCTTGATTTGATTCAGGATAAACTCAGACTGGTCACCACCTTCCAAGATGTGCTCCTTGTCTTTCGTCTCCAAGGTATTGGATTCAATCACCAACAGAGCATCGTTGTAGTATTTGGCTATCTGAGCCGCCTTCCATGCCAGCAAGTCCATATCAATATGCCCATACCATTGGGCTACCACATACGGCTTGCCACCTTCCATCATCCAATAGCGGTCGAAGACACAGATAACAGACCAGTCGGCATTCTTGCTACGTCCACCAATATCCACTACGACCAGATAGCGGTTTATCACCTTGCAATCATCAAAGGTCTCAGGCTTGCTCCATATCCACAACTGCCCCTGCTTGTCTTCACAGAATCGGATATTCTGCATACACTTCTTTCCCTTGTAGCCATCACCATAAACATCACCGATGAACTTAGGTGCTCGGCATCCCTTGCGGAACTTGTCAACCTTATCCTCAGCGAATACCTTGGCTCCTGAATGCTTGAATGCTTCAATATCATCGGTAGGGTAGCCAGCAGCCATATCGGCATGGTCGGTGAACTTCCTGCGCTCGGCAATATACCAGTTGATGGCTTCGAGTGGAGCACCCAGTGTCCATAACTTCCAAAGATAGGTACATGGCTCCTCTCGGTCGGACATCGTGTTGGTATTATTGCGGTTCTCGTATAACCATTTGGCAAACTCTACCTTCTGTTTCTTGCTTTCAAATTCAAGATGATACATATCGTATATCTCGTACCAAGGAACGAAGAACGGCTCAAACTGAGATTGTCCCTTTTTGGCGGCAAGCCATTCCTTGTGAAAGAAGTTGCCAGTACCATTGGCGGTGGATTCATAGGCAATCATCGTGTATGGTCGGTACAAGATACCATTGGTAGCATTCTGTACTACCTCCTCAGGAGATTTACCATCCGTCTTTTTCCACAATCCAACCTCGGAAAGGTGAACCAAGTTGTAGTCTTCACCATTGGCTGATAGTGGTCGCTCCATGGAACCAACCTTAATCTTGCAGAATCGCTGAGGAACCTTCTTTACATTACCTGATGTTCCCACTCCAACAAACTTCGGTTCGTTCTCAGAGAATGCTTCTCCCATTTCGTAGAGGAACTTGGTAGGGAAGTTTTTCAGAGCTTCCTCGAACATACCTCGGATGGTCTCTGCTGTGTCCTTGACCTGAGCCACGATGAGCGAGTTGAGACCCTTCTGCCACATAAGTTGCAGCCAGAGGAAGTACATCTGAATAACCGTAGAACCTCCCCATTGTCGGGCTTTCAGCAGGATGAGACGGATAGGGCGATTCTTCTTTCTTCGCTCCTCCAGCCACCTGAGCAGTCTGCGCTGCGGTCTTCTGAGCACAAAGCGGAAGGGGAGACCTCCACCTTTCGGTTTGATATAGATGAATGTGGCAAAGAAGAAAAAAGGGTCGTGTTTCATTCTGATGCGAGTAAACTGCTCCACCAGTTGCTCAATCTCTTCTTCTAGGTCGTACGGCTCGTCTATATCCTTGTGCAGTTCCTCGATTACCGCCTTGCAGCTACCAAACTCGATGAGCATCTTGACGAGCGGAATCTTCTTCATCGAAACTGGAAGCTGCTGTCTCTGAATCGGGAAATCAGGAAGGAAGAGCAGGAATCGCTTATCTCCACAACCTTCACCCTTGATGGGATTGAATGGAGTGTTGATTTCCTTGATGCGTTTCTCGTTCTCCTTCAGGATGCCCAATACGTGTTTGTCGAGTGCATCAGTCAGTTTGGCGGTTACTTGTCTTGGCATAGCGGTGCATTTAGATAACCCCACAACAGACCAAGTACATAGCAATAGATGTGGACTCCAACTGCCATGCAAGGGAAGAAGATTCCAACACAGATATATAGGAGAATAGTGAGATTGTATCTTACCTTATTCTCCACGTATGGGGCGATAAAGCCCATGTAAGCATAGATAAAGCCGCTAAGACCGATGATTGGCACGGATGAGGTGAAGGGATAGCTGATGGCTATGAGATAGAATGCCACCAAGTGACCGATGCCACAAGGGATGGCTCGGTAGCATTGATGAAAGACATAAAGGTTGATGGCAGCATGAAAGATATTCTGATGTAAGAAAGGGTAGCTTAGTCGGTTCTGAATAGAACAATCGTCAAAGAGACCCATGCCATCATATCCAAGAAAAGTGATACACATTATTATAATGTACCCAGCATAAAGCGCAATCTTCTCTTTCGTCTCTCGTAGCATCTTTGCTTCTCCTCCTTTCTCACCCTGCTAAGAATTACGTGTATGCTTTGAGGAGTCAAATAGAAACTGGGTGCTTTTTCAGCACATACACGTTTGATAATATCCATATTACTGAGATATGGCTCATTACTCTTATGAATCTGGAATCGTCTGAAAATCTCCTGATACATTTCCTTTCGGGTAGGTATCATATTATCAAGAGGTTTTCCTTTCAGTAAGTCTAATATGACTATATAAGCACGGTCTTCTGAAACCCAAAATCTTCTGCTCGGAGATTGGGCTAGCTTTTCCTCAATCTCTGAGAGTCTGATATTGTCTCTTACATTAATAATTTCTTTGTAAGCCCTCAATAAATCAGCATCACGCTCCTCTATAAAATAGCATCGTGAATCCTTATATTTCATATTTGACCCTGCAAATATACAAAAAAGTATTGAATTAGTCGCATCCGATTAGACTAAATTAACGGATAAAAGATGAAAATCGGAAAAAAGCATTAATTTTGGGCATTGATTTATAAATATACACATATATATATGGACGAAAATACAAATATTGAGCAGAATGCTGGTGCTGCAAAACAGCAAGACACCAAGACCAAGAGAGACTTGGCTTTGGAGCGTTTGAAGACCCGCCACCCTGATACGGAGTATGCGGATGATGAGTCTATTTATGGAGCCATCAATGATGATTATGATGCCGACCAGAAGGCTTTGCAGGGTTACAAGGATAACGAGAAGGCGATGGGCGATTGGCTGGGTAGTGACCCTGAGGCGGCTACCTTCCTTCAAGCGATGAAGGCTGGCAAGAGTCCTTACGCTGAGTTGATTCGTACCCATGGAGAGGATGCCATTGATTACTATTCAGACCCTGATAATGCGGATGAGATTGCGTCGGCTCAGTCGGAGTTCTTGCAGAATGCCGCCAACGGCAAGAAATTGCAGGAGGAATATGACAAGAACATGCCTTCCAGCTATGAGGTGTTTGATAAGTTAGAGGAAAAGTATGGCGAGGAAGCTGTGAATGATGCCATCGACCAGTGCTTTCAGACTATGCGTAATGTGGTGACTGGCAAGTTTACAGAGGAAATGATTACTGCTTTCATTAAGGCTAAGAACCATGATACTGATGTGGCTGATGCTGCCCATGAAGGTGAGGTTCGTGGCAAGAACAGTAAGCACGTCAAGAACCTTGAACTGAGAAAGAAAGGCGATGGTACTGCTGACCTTGATTCTGCCAATGCAGAAACCAAGCAGACAGATAACCAGCCTGACCTTGGTGCTGTGGGCAGGGTAGCACGTAGGGGTAACGTCTGGGAGCGTGGCAACGAGAAGAGAACACACATTCGATAATTCGACAAGGTGAAAAGATAATATATAATGTTTAATTAATATTCAGAATAACAATGAAGAAAAGTACATTTAATCGGCTGTTTTCCATCTTTATTATGGTAATGGCAGTTATTTTTGGAGTGAATGGTCAGGTTATCATGGCTGAGGCGGCAAATCTGCCTGATGGCGGTAGCACCGAGAGTGGTTCTGCTGCTGAGGCTGGTGGTGCTCCTGCTGCTGGTGAGGCTGGCAATGGTGGTGCTGGACGTCAGAGCGAAGGTATTGCGAGCGAGACTCAGGGACGTGAGCATTTTAACGAGAATGGCACGGAGTATTACCTGAACGACATTGATGAGAAGATTACCAAGATTCGCCCGATGGCTACTCCAGTTGACCAGATTTCACGCTATGCGACAACCAAGTCTGCCAACTCGTTTGTAGTTGAGTATTGGAGTATCGGTACACGCCCTATCAAGACTACCGTGAAGGAGGCAACGGTGGAGAGTACTGGTACATCTATGGTATTGAAGGTAGAAGACCCTACCATGTTTACGCTGGATGATACCATCCGAGTGGTAGGTGTGAAGGCTATTACTAACTATAAGGGTGTTGCATATTCTACCATTACTGATGCTCCTACTCCTGATTTGGAACTCTGCGTTTGCGGTAAGGACACAGAAGGTTATCCGATTGTGTATGCTGTAAATGGTAAGTTGGTCAATAAGCAGGCTATCGGTATTCCAGCCTTGAAGAAGGGTCAGAAACTTATCCGTATGGCAAAGAGTTGTGGCGAAATGGACGTTCAGACGGGTCGTTTCAACAACCTTCCTTCTAATGAGGTTCAGTATTGTCAGAACTTCATGATTCAGGTCGAGCAGACCACCTTCGACAAGATTGCTGCTAAGAGAGTGGATTGGGATTTCTCAGACATTGAGGAGGATAGCATCTATGATATGCGTCTTGCTATGGAGGGTACTTATCTCTTCGGTGATATGGCTTGCATCAAACACGAAATCAAGGATGGTTCTGCCCAGTGGTTTACCAAGGGTATCTGGTGGATGGCTGGTAAGGATATTGAGGTAGGTCATGTTGCTACTGCTGACGATATTAAGAAGGGCTATAACAAGAATGAGCGAGTGATTACAGACTTGGAGTTGGTTGATATTTCCAAGGACTTGTTCGTGGGTACTGGTATCGGCAACAAGCGCAAGGTGATTATCGCTGGTTCTGACTTCGTGAGTGCATTCAGTAAGATTGATTCCGACAAGTTCCGTTTGAAGGACACCGTTGATATTTGGAAGTTGAAGTTCAAGAGTTGGGAGACAGACTTCGGTGAGGTGCTGATGATTCACTCAGAGTTGTTCGACCTCTTCGGTATGAGCGACTGCGGATTTGCCCTTGACCCTGAGTTCTTGGTTAAGCGAGTACACTTGTCTTGGACACGAAACGTTCTCGACTTGAAGGCGGCTGGCATCCGTAACACCGATGCAGTAGTTATTCAGGAGGTAGCTTGTCTGTACTTGAAGTACCCTAAGGCACACGCTCGTATGCGCCTTGCTGCGGTTCCTGCTACAGATGACACTTCTGATACAGAGGAAACCAAGGCTACTGTCTAACAGCAAGCAGAATTGCAAATTATTCATTAAATAGTGAGGGGTGTGGGCACTAGCCCCATCCCTTTTTTAGTAACACATATATATAAATAAGGTATAATCATGTTTAATAAATATCAAGCAGGTACTGATTTGGCATTCAGCGTTATGGTAGGTAATGAGCGGATGCGCATTAACTTTGAGGGTAAGAGCACAGGCAGTAGTGTCTATATGACAAGAGACCCAAAGGTACAGAAGGCTATCGAGTCTCATTATTGGTTCAACGACAAGTTCTTCTTGGTGGAGAGTATTGACGAGAAGAAGGAAGCTGCTGAAGCCAAGAAGAAGGCTGCTGCCAAGGCAAAGAAGAAAGTGGCTGACGAGAAGAAGACCCACGTAGTGACAGATGTTGAGGATGCCAAGGACTATCTGGCTGAGACCTATGGTGTGAGCCGTTCCAAGATGAAGACCAAGGAAGACATCTTGGCGATTGCCAAGGAAAAGGGTGTTGAACTAGAAGGCTTAGAGTAATGGTAGAATATGCTGTATCTGATTTAGTGAAAGAGGTGAAGGTGCTCTTGGATAGAAACCAAGAGTCTGCTGGCTTGCTGGCTCCTAGCGATTCTGATACACTCTCGCAAGCAGAACTTATTGAGAGTAAAATCGTAGATGCAGCAAGAATCATTCTTTCGGATGCTCCTGAGGATATGGTGGAAGGTACTTCGTGTACGAATGCTGTAACGTGGACGGATAGCAACGGCTATTACGTGGGTAAGATGGTTTTGCCTACCGATATGCTGAGAATCCTTTCTGTGAAGGCAGAAGGCTGGAACCGTCCTGCCGAAATCATTTCAGAGAGTGATGATGCCTACAAGTATCAGAACTGCAAATATGGAGTCAGGGGAAATCCTGAGCGACCGATTGCGGCTATCGTGCATACGGCTAACGGCAAGACTATCGAACTATATACTAGTAAAAAGCAGGATGCTACATTGACATTCATCTACGTTCAGGTTCCATCTATCACTACCGAAAAGAATATCAGTCTTCCTTCCGTCCTGAAAGATTCTATTCTTTACATGGCTGGCTATCTCACTTGTATCAGCCTTGGCGATACCGATACTGCAAGCGGATTCCTCGGTGTAGCGAGAAAGTTGGCACATATTGTTGAACCTACAGAAACATCATAAACTATGGCGAAGAAGAAAGAAGAAACCAAACTGCTATCGTTGAGTAGGGTACTTGACAAGGAAGAACTGGATAGCGTGAAGGCATCCAAGAACCGATTTGACAAGCCATACGAGCGTGCCTTCTCTATCTTGCTGGAGGCTCAGCGATATTACAATAATATGGATAACTTCCGTAAGCGAAGACTGAGAAACAAGCGATACTGCTATGGAGACCAGTGGGGAGATACCATTGAGTTCAAAAGCAAGTGTGGCTTTAAAAAGCGTATCAAGGAGGAAGACTATATCCGTGAGCAGGGTAGCGAACCATTGAAGAACAACCTTATCAGAAGATTGGTGAAGAATGTGTTGGGCGTATATCGTTCACAGAGCAAGGAACCTACGTGCAATGCTAGAGATAAGGATGAAAAACGATATGGTGAGACCATGAGCGTGGTGCTGCAATGTAACCGACAACTGAACCGAGAGACGGAACTGGATGCTCGAACCATGGAAGAGTTCCTGATAAGCGGTGCTGCTATCTATAAGAAAAAGTATGGATGGCGAAGAGGTAGGTTGGATTGCTGGACGGACTACGTAAACCCGAACAATTTCTTCATAGACAACAATATGAGGGATTTCCGTGGTTGGGACGTGAGTTGCTTGGGTGAGGTGCATGACATTACCATCGGCAACGTACTGAGAGAGTTTGCCAAGTCTCCTGCTGAGGCTCGTAAGTTGAAGGAGATATACCGGTTGGCGGCTAACCGAGATTTCGTGATTGCAGATTGCACCCAGCGATTCGGTGAGTTCGACCCTAAGACTATCGACTTTATGAATCCTGCCAACCCTTCGCTCTGCCGAGTGATTGAGGTTTGGCGCAAGGAGAGTAAACCGAGATACCGATGTCATGACTATAACAATGGCGATGATTTCAAAATCGACATTGAGGATAAGGCTGATATTGTAGATGCAGAGAACAGAGACAGAATCAGACGAGGTATGGCTGCTGGCATGCTGGAAGAGGATATTCCTCTGATTGATGCCGAGTGGTTTATGGATGATTACTGGCATTTCTACTATCTTTCTCCTTTCGGTGATATTCTGAGAGAAGGCGAGACCCCTTATGCTCATGGTGAGCATCCGTACTGCTTTAAGTTCTATCCGTTTATTGATGGCGAGATTCACAGCTTCGTGGAAGATGTGATTGACCAGCAGAGATACGTGAACCGACTTATAACGATGTATGACTTCATTATGAGGGCGAGTGCCAAGGGTGTGCTGCTCTGTCCTGAGGATTGTCTTCCTGATGATATGAGTTGGGATGATTTCTGCGATGAGTGGAGTAGATTCAATGGTGTGGTGAGATACAAGCCAAACAAGAGCGGTCAGGTTCCTCAGCAAGTGGCGAATAACTCTACGAACATCGGTATCGGTGATTTGCTCAGCTATCAGTTGAAGTTCTTTGAGGATATATCGGGAGTGAACGGAGCCTTGCAAGGTAAACCAGGAGTATCAGGTACGAGCGGTTCGCTTTATGCCCAGCAGACACAGAATGCTACCATGTCGCTGCTTGATATTTTGGAGACTTTCAGCCAGTTTATCATTGATGGTGCTTACAAGACCGTGAAGAATATGCAGCAGTACTACGATGTGGCTCGCAACTTCAATATCGTGGGTAGGGCAGGACAGATTGTGCACTATGACCCTAAGAAGATTAGAGACGTTGAGTTTGACATCAACATCACGGAAAGCACGGCTACTCCAGTATACAGACAGATGGCAAATGAGTTCCTTATGACCTTGTGGCAGAATCAGGCTATCACGCTGGAGCAGTTGCTGCAAGTAGGAGATTTCCCATTTGGCGAGGAGTTGCTGCAATCGGTTGCATCCAACCAGCAAGCTATTCAGAATGGTGAGACTCCACAAGGATTCTCTCCTCAGCTTCAAGCCCAAGTGGCTCAGGCGTCACAGAGCAATCCGAAGGCTCAGGCGATGTTGCAGCAGATGATGAGCGGTCAGGGGGTGAGTCCTGACGGACAGAACCCACCACTCGCTGCTTAGTTTATAGTTAATAGTTAATTGTTTATAGTTATGATTGCAGACAAACCAAGTGACAAGGAATGGTATGGCAATGGGAAACCTGATGCCAGCCAAGGTGGCAACCCGAATGGTGGTGTTGCTTCAGAAACCCAAGGTAGGGAAGACAAGCCCGAACTTTACGAAAATGACGTTATCGGAAAGGTGGCGAAACGGAAGAAAAACGACATCTGGACGAGAGGTGGAGAGAAGAGAACCCGATTTAAGGACGAATAAAGAAAGGAGGTGTTTTTATCGTAACTGTATTTGTCTGATATTCAGATAGCTACAGAAATATCTACGAGTTTATGGTGCTGCGTTTAAGATATTGGTATCTTTGCAGCATCATAAACTTTTAAATTATATAGGTATGAATTTCGTAGAGTTTGTAGAAAAGTATCAGCAGGAAATGGCTCCTGAACAGATGTTGGCTATAGCTAAGGCAGTCGGCAAGTATCTCTCATGCAAGTTGAGCGATGTGGAGGAGCATCATCTTTGTGCGATGGTGTATGGTGTGTTGAGCGAAGAGCATTTTGACAAGCACTTTGCCGATGATGCTATCAGCAAGATGTGGTATGAGGATGCGGACGGAAACAAGCATACGGCTCCTTTCTTCTCTGATGGTGAGATAAGAGAAGCCTTTGACAAGCATCAGGATGATATTTCTGACTATACCATCCATGATTTGGCTGTGACTATGAACCTGATGAGAAGTGACCATCATGTGATGCTGGAGCGATATAGCAAAGATGCTGATGAGTTGAAGGAAATGGTGGTTTTGATGGCTATCGAGTATCTGCAAGACCCTGACTGCTTGCATCCTACCAGCAAAATATGGCACACAATAAACGGATAAAGTAACTAATTGGGAATCATTTCTTATCTTTGCATATTATTAATAATATATAAATATAAGATATGACTCCAAATGTACGTGAAGGATTGCAATATGGTGCAGCTATAGGAATGCTAGTGAGTGGTGTTGTACTCACCTTCCTATCATTCTTTCTCAACAATTATGTGGTGTCTGATGGTGTGCTGTGGTATGTAAGTCAGACATTGGTTTACTCTGGAGCAATATTCGGGGTAAACGTTTATTTCAAGACAAAACTAGGCAACTTTGAGAGCAAGGTGAAGGATGAACTCGCAAGTATGCTGAAACAAGTGAAGGAGGGCAAGTAATATGAAGGTAACAAGAGAACAGATTTTGGCGATTATGCCGAATGCGAAGGATAAGGTGGATGTGTTTCTGCCTTACATCAATGGCTATGCTGAGGTGTTCCATATTGATACTCCTAAGCGTATGGCTCATTTCTTGGCTCAGATAGCGCATGAAAGTGGTGAACTGAGATATACCAAGGAACTTGGAAATAAGAACTATTTCCATAAGTATGATGTTGGCAAGTTAAAGAACATGCTCGGCAACCTGAAGGATGGTGATGGCTACAAGTATCGGGGTAGGGGCTTGATTCAGATTACTGGCAGAGCCAACTATCAGGCTTATCAGAACAGCAAGTATTGTACTTGTGACATCATGGAGAGTCCTCAGTTGCTGGAGCTTCCGCTAGGAGCAACGAAGAGTGCTATGTGGTGGTGGTGGAAACATGACCTGAACAAATTGGCTGATAGTGATAGTTTCGTGGCTATTACCAAGACAATCAATGGTGGAACCAACGGCTTGGAATCAAGACGGAAGTTCCTTACAAGAGCAAAGAAGGTCTTTAATGTTTAGCCTATGAAAGTAAAATGGTACGATACTGATTTTTGGCAAGTAGCACTCTACGTGATTGGTATCTTGCTGGTGGCTTTTTTTCTGTCGGGATGCAAGACAAAATACGTCCCGATGGAAAAAGTTATATGTCGGGACGTAGTAAAACACGATACGCTGCATACTTCTGACAGCGTTGTCGTGCGTGATTCAATCTTCCTCAGACAGAAGGGAGATACTTGCTTTCTTGACCGATGGCATGAGAAGACCATCTATAAGAATGTGTATAAGGTGAAGGTGGATTCTTTTCTGAAAAGAGATTCCATCCCAGTTCCGTACCCAGTAGAGAAGGAGTTATCCAAGTGGGAGCAGTTTCAGTTGAAATATGCTATCTGGTCATTTGGAGCACTCTGCGTGCTGCTAGTCGTATTAGGTTATAAACTATATAAAAAGATAAAGAATGGCAGATTTAACTATATCAATCAAGAAAAGTGACGTATATGAGGAGGTGGCTAAGACTACCGCCTATATAGGTGCGAAGAATAAACTGGAGGATGGTAAGTCGGCATTTGACCAAGTATTTGTGACGGATGCAGACCTGACAATGATTGAGCGGTTCTTCAATGAATCGCTGGATGCGTTGAGAAACGTGCTGAAACGGTTTATCTCAGGCGGCTCAGGAGTAGACGGAACCATCACTTGGCAACTCGAAATGCCTAGCAGATTTGATAATAACCTACTCAGTTCAATCAACTCATCTGCCAACTCGTTCTTGGTGAACAGCATCATCGGGAAGTGGTGTGAGATTACTGCCAACGACAAGGTGAAGGAATATGCAGATAACGCTGCTGCATTATTGCTTGACATCAAAGAGAAAGCGTTTTTCAAGAAGAAACCAACACGAACAAAAATATCATAGTATGGCAAGAAAAAGTCTAACGATTACGTTGTATATGAGTGAACTCATTTATGACTTTCAGAATAAAGCGTTCTTGACAGGACGTAGTAGAAGAGCAGCAGATATGGATGCTGAGGCTGCTAGCAATATTCAGGCAAGTGATGATGATGAAGACAAAAATCAGGCTTTGCGTAGCATTCAGAATGCGTATAGTCAACTGCTTGTGGAGTTGAGTGAATCAGTACAAACCAGTAGCGGTACAACTGTATCTAACGAGTTAATTGATGGCAATACAGATATTAAAATCAATCTCTCCCTTCCATCCAATTATCCGCTTGCTTTGAAGGATGCGCTTACAAGTTCTATCCATGATTACATCATCAACAAGTCTTTGATGGATTGGTTCATCATTACCAATCCTAACGAGTCGAAGACTTATTCAGAATTGTCTGTTGTAGCCATCAAGAATCTGCATGAAACCTTCAACAGACGTGAGAGACCAAGCAGAACGGCTCCTAACGAATAAGGAAGGAGGTGAGTATGAAAGAATGCAGAACATGTCACCTTGGTTACAAGGTAATGATAGAGCTTCAGAAGAAGGAACTGGTGTTTGACATCAAGAATACGGCTGCTGCCTATGCCGATTCCATATCCAGTTCGGTAGAGGATTCACACCTGATTCATAACATCTATGATGTGGGTGAGGATGGCAATCGGGATAAACTGGCTAGGATTCTTGACTCAGCGGTAGAAGACTGCAAGGAAATGCTTTTCAGATATACTAAGATGGAAATGCTTGGTGGTGGTTTTGATTCCAATGAGTGGGAAGAGTGTATAGGTTCCCCGACAAATGATGAGGATGCCTATTATCTAGCCATGAGAATGCCAAATGGATTCTCGAAGACAAGTGTGCATACCATGACGGTATACATTCACGATTATATTGTGAACCAGTCTTTATATGAGTGGTTAATGATTGTTTATCCTGATGGTGCTGATAGGTTCTGGGCACTGGCTGAGGATAAGAAACAGAAGATTAAGGATGCCAGCAACCGCTCGGCTGGAAGAGCAAGAATCGCTTTGCATCCATTTTAATGTATTAGTCGTTTTAGGTTAACGTAAAAGCAAGGGTAGCTATCCATCAAGGACTGCTACCCTTTATTTTTTATATGGTAAAAAAAGTATTTATCTAAGTTTGTTCTGCCATCTTGGTTGGAAAGCAGTAGAAATGCTGCTGATGCTTTCATCAGCATTCATATTGCCAATGACGGCAACTCTGAAATAGCGGTATGGAGAGCCAACCAAGTTTCTAAGACTATTGCCTATAGAAGAACCGATATAGAACCAACGTTTCATATCGTTGCTTCCAAAAAGAACCTGTCCGTTATATTTGTTGGCCTCGCACGTCCAATAACCACGGATGATACAAGTAAACATCGTTTTATAGTTATCTCCCTGACCAAGCGTTAATGGTCTTGTGCAGAAAAAGAAAGGAATGTTGTCGCTCGGTTTTTCAACGTAAACATTAACAATCTTTCCTGCATAGTTGATAGCGTATGACTCAGGGTAGCTATTAACTCGCTTGGCGAACGCATTCACCATCGTTCCCCACAAATTGCTTTTCAATGAATACACATACGCATAGTCATAGCTAGGATTGAAGACGATGATACGGCTATCGTAATAGTCGTAAATCATGCTTGCATTTTTCATATACTTCCTGAACCTAACATAGGCTACTTCTCCATCTTCAAAGTCTTGCAGTTCAAGAATCGAGAGAGGGTAGTATATGTTTTTCTTAGAATGGCTGTATATTAGATTGAAGTCGAATGGAAAGCCATCCAACACATCGGTAATGCACTCAGATTCTCGTCCTCGCTGCATCATGATGCCTCGCTCGGTAGGGAACAGAACAGCATCATCAATCTGCAATATACCCTTAGGGTTAGAGCAAATATCTCTGTTGGCTGGCTGTCTGGCAATATAGGTTCCTTCTTCGCCCAGCATCAACACCCATACACCTTCATCGGTGAAAGCGTAGAGTGGGGCATCACCAAACTGACCTTCGCTGATTGGTCTGGTATTGGCTGCCATTGCACTAACGATGGATGAGCCAACCTGAACACTATTCTTAGCTGGGAAGACAAGAGGGTTCTCAGCTTCGCTCACTCTGATAAGTGAAGGCTGATAAGAATCATCTGAGTTTGATGCGGCAAAACTATTTGCTTTCTGCTTGATTGCATTCCAGTCTGATTCCGTAATATCATACCAATCGCCTCCCATAATATCATCAATACCTCCAGTTAGAGTTTGCACGAAAAATGACAAGCCAAAATTAGAAGGGCTATATAATGTAAAACGTTTTTTTTGATACCCAGATGTGCGCTTTACGTAAACGACCATCTCTTTTACATCACTAATTGGAACAGCAATAATATCCTGCCAATTACCGATACTTCCGTTCAGGTAGTACGTTCCGTTGCTTGTCGGTATCTCATATATGGCGGTAAGATATTCTTCGTTCTTGTAACCGTATGGTTGCCGAACCAAACTGGAATCTATGTTCTTCCTGATGCCAGCGATGTGCAGTCGGTTGTTGTATGTAATAGCAGTAGTACCGCCAAACGCTATTCGGTTGAGGTCGGCAAGAGAAATGTTTTCCTCTGCTTGCGTTGGCCTCTTAACTACTTTCGGATGTTCAAATTCACTAAGAGGAATAAATATCGAATGATAGAAAGGCATGTTGCCGATGGTGTCGTGAACGTCTCTTGCGTTCATATCATCCAAAAACAACCATTGAATACCATCTTCACTAGCTAATGGGTAAGATTTATCTATCTGATAGAAACTTTCGCCATTGGTTAGGAATATATCAACTCCCTGAACAATATCCTCGTATAGCTGCAAGTTGCCAACTTCTCTAATCTCTATGGTGTATTTGTTGATACCAACACTTGATGTTATAGTCTTTCCGTTTGGAGCATCAGGCTTTACTGGGTTTTCGTATATGTTTATCTTTCTAGAAACAGCGTTAGACTCTGCACTAGGAAGAACAAAAGGGTTTGATATATTGATGTATGTACCATCGTAAAGACGAAGAGCAGCCACACCGAAAACATTTCTTTTGAGATATTCTGTTCCTAATTCTGCAAGTTTCTTGTTGGCAATCGCATCAAGGTCAGTAAACATCTTCCTCGTACCAATAGCACTTGTATTGTAGTACATGTTGAGATTGGCACTCTCAACAATAAAGTAGTCGTAGAAGTTGTCTCCAGCTTCCACCTTCAAAGTAAGGTCTTGGTGGTATGTGTTGGCAATTTCAATACCAAACTGCAAGTCTTCTTTTCCGAAAATAAGATAAGAACCATTCTTCCATATAGCATATTTGGTAGTTTTAATACCAACAAAGCACAAGACGTTTCCGATGGCGCAAACGGAATTGACGTGAAAATCATCGCCAAGCAGGAACTCTGTGATTGTATCATCTGCTGAATCCTGCTCTTGCCATCCCCATCTTTCCCTATCTTGAAAGTCCGAGGTACGTATGATATAGTGGGAGTGAATAGCCTGATTGTGTGTCACCTTATGAACCAGTTCTATTGAACTATATTGGTCTATGGTGATATTCTTGCTACTCTCTACTATTATCGGCTGCTGGATAGGGTGGAGTGCCCCATCCTCGTTGATGAGGTTGAGGCAGGTTGCCAACTCCCCATCCTGACAATCATAGTCGGATGGAGAGTGGGTAAGCCCTTTGAGTATTACTTTTTGTCTTGTTGCCATGTGCTCGAATTTATGTTTGGTCGCATGATTTCGTAATAAGGTTCGCCTTTGGCTGACTTGCGTGGGATGCAAGTAAGGCGAACCATTCTGTTGAGAGGAAGGTTGTACTCATCAAGGATGGCGGTGATGGAAGGGTAGTCACTTCTGAAACCTACCTTCTTATACTTCTGATTGAATTGAAGCTGAGCGAAGGCGGTGTTGGCTTTTCGAAGTTCTTCCCAGTCCTCACGCATGCAGAATCCGTATGAACCTCGGTCGGATAACCTGAACACGAAGATGGAATTGTCTGTTCGCTCCTTCTGCATGATGTGGTCGTAGATGCTCTTGGAGAGCGTGACCGAGTTGGCTCTTCCGTCCAGTACTACAAAATCGTTGCGGTGCCTGAAACCATTGATTTTATCTTTTATATACTTGAATTTCATGTTGCAAATATAATATGAAAAGTGATAAAATGGATATTATCCGTTAACTTTGTCTTTCCGCTTGGGTCTACCATTGCGGTTGCCATACTTGGTGATGATGGCAGATGCTCGCTCTGAGCGGTAACAGCCACATGATTTGGTTCGTCCGTCACGAAGAGCAGAGCCTAGAACCGTACAACCCCTGCCACAATCACATTTGCATATCCAGAACGCACCATGCTGATGGTTCTCTTTATCAGATTTTCGGCAGACGAGTAATCTGCCGAAACGCTGTCCAGTAAGGTCTATCAACTTTCCCATACTACTTCTCTGCCAGTTTCTTCGCCTCTTCAACTGATACTGGCTTTCCGCTAAGAGGAATGCGGAAGTCGAACTTTGAACGGAAACCATAATAGCCTACGAAATCGAAGCTCTGTTTCATACGCTCGTCTGTGGTGATGTACTTCTTGTAAGCCTTCACCTCCTTCTCTGAGCGGTAGATGTCTGAGTTGACGAAGTAGGAACTGGTTCCCTTGTTAGCGATTACTGCAATAAAGAACTGCTTGCCAAGGAACTTCTCCTTGATACGCTGAATAATTGAGATTTTCTTTGTATTCATATATAAAATTTGATTAATTATTAAGAAGAATGCAGATAGGCTGCACTCTTAAAACTATTCGATTCCACAAAATACGATACCATCTTCTTTGTTGATACCTCGGAAGTGCTCGCATCGCTGGCAAGCAAGACTGCCAACATATAGTATTTCGTTGGTGTACTTTCCGTATATGCCGAATGGGCAGGGAGTGGTGTACTCGAAGTGCCCACCGACAAATTCATTGACGTTAAATTTTGGATATTTCATATACTAATTTTATACTTTCATCGATTAGAAAGTGAATATTCGTAGTTTTCTCTATAAATAGGAAAAACATTTGTTTGTGTCTTTCCACATGATTTTGTTTCAGGACAGAATCCTCTATAGATACATTGTGGGACACAAGCAGCAACAAGACGTGGTTCGATTTTCCTCAACTCTTCAATCACTTGCATCCATATCTTTCTTGTCTCTTTTGATGCCTTGTTGCAGAGTCTCAGCTTGGAGATATTGATAATCTCCTGAGCGTTGAGGGATAGCTGCAAGTTGACCAAATCATCCTGCCGCATATCGTGACGTGATACCTTGGAGCCAGTAATATCTGGTCTAGATGTGGAAACGAATGGCTGAGCATGAACATGACGGACAAAATGATTGCTCACCCAGTATGGTATGCCATACATCTTAATATCGAACTCCAATTCTCTGAGCGGTGAATGCTCGCTGAGAATCATCTGTTTCTTGAACTCATTGCTAGGCTCATGTCCCAGCGGTTCCTTGCCTTGTGTGAACCGAGCAGCATCCACTACTCGCTGCCAGTCCGTTACTCTTTTAATTTCTATTTTCATAAGCTATTTTACTTTCGTGAATAATATCCTATTATAAACCCTATAGCAGTCGTACAAGAAAAAAGAAAAATGTCAAATAACAATTCAGCCATAAGCTATTCCTCCTTTCCGTCCACATTGTTATCTCCAAGAATATCCTTGATTTTCTTGGAGATGAACTCATCGGAAGCTAGTTCCTTAATAAGTTCATCTATATCAGGTAACTTTGCATCAACTCCGTCTTCTTGGTTCTTGGATGAAACATATTCCTTTAGTGCTTTTACCCAAGAACTATTTGCCAAGTCTGCCAATGAATCCTTTTGGATTTCATAGGCTTTCTTCAACTCTCCGTTATCACGGAAATATCTGAGCACTTCCGTCAATGCAGCAACAAAGTTCTTGTCAGACATCGGGTTGCTCTTTGCCTCTTCCAGTTTTAGCATCAGGAAGAGTAATGATGCATGTAATTTTGTTTTGTCCATAATTAACCCTTTCTTCTACGATTCTTGATATGTAATGCTAAAGCGCAAAACGACAACAATAGCACTAATAATTGTCCTGCTTCCATATTACTTACTTTTAAGTTTTTCAATTCTTTCATCACAATTCTTTACCATTCGTTTGAAGAAATCTTTTCTCTTCTCCAAGACGAAGATTTGGTTGTACTTACCAACATAATAATCTCCAGACAAGAGGTTATTAATGTGGATTCGTACAACTTCTTGCGACCAGTTATCTATAAAAAGTAAATAGGTTTCACGATTAGGGTGTACCATAAGGTACTCGTAGAAGTGGAAAATATCATTTTTAATAAATGTCACTCCGCAACCTTTTGTTAACTGACTTTTGTCTTTTAATACTTCCATATCTATTTCTCCTTTCCGTATAAAAGTTCAACACTCTTTCTTAGCACTGCCTCTATATGGTCTCTTTCGAGGTCTCTAGGCTGTCTAAGAAGCCATTCTATATCTCCGTCTATCAATTCTTGATAGGCTTCCTTACATATTTGCATGCTCATATTTATCTCTTCCAATATTTACCAATTAAATAACCGATAACTCCACCCATAAAAGCTATATATAGAACAGCTAGGGTAAGTATAACATAAAATCCAAACATAAGCTATTCTTCTTTAAGTTCAACTGGCTCATCTTGCCAAGACAGCTCTCTTCCGGTGAGCTT